GTTCGCTGCCGCAGCTTGTTCGCCGCTTTCGATCAGCCACGTCTGGCCTTTGGTATGAAAACCCACACGCCGCCGGGTCCATTGATGCGGTGGAGCTTGATGGACTGACGCTTGAGCGAACCCCCGGAGAGCAAACGCTTCCTTGGATTCGTCGCGTCGCTGAGTGGGCGTCTGCAATTCATTTGAAAAACGAAAACCGAGCCAAGGAAAGCAAGCATGAGTGACGAACAGGAATCCTTTCGCAAGGCGCGGCGGCAGCGGCCGGCGCCGGTGAACTTGGCGCAGTTGGACCGGTTGCCGCCGCATTCGGTCGAGGCCGAGCAGGGCGTGCTGGGGTGCTGTCTGCTGGCGCCGGCGGAGGCGTTGCCGGTGGTGCTGGAGCGCGTCGGGGTCAGCGGCGAGGCGTTCTACGATCTGCGGCATCAGCAGCTGGCGGTGGCGCTGGCGGAGATGACGGGCGCGAGCGTGCCGGTGGACCTGATTTCCGTGCAGCAGTGGCTGAAGGACCGCAACCAGCTCGAGGGCGTGGGCGGCCTGGCTTACCTGAGCGCGCTCATGGACGTGGTGCCGACCGCGGCCAACCTGCCCTACTACCTCGAAACGCTGCGCGAAAAGTGGACGCTGCGCCGCGTGGTGCGGACGTGCGCGGAGACCATCGCCAAGGCGCACGAGCATCAGGGCGAGGCGATGACGGTGGTGAACGAGTTCAGCGCCGCGGCGGCGGAGGTGACGGAGCAGCACGCGCCGGTGGAGGTGCAGCCGGTGCATGCGTCGTTCAAGGCGGTGATCGAGGAGCTGGAGAGCTTCAAGCAGGGTCGCAAACAGATGAAGGGGTTCAGCACGGGCCTGAACTACCTGGACAACATGCTCTGCGGGCTGAAGGCCGAGGAATACATCATCATCGCGGCGCGGCCGGGCGGCGGCAAAACGGCGCTGGCGCTGCAGATCGCGGAGCATGTGGCCGGCAAGTGCGCGGGGCCGGTGGGCATCTTCTCGCTGGAGATGGGGCAGCAGGCGCTGGCGAGCCGCATGGTGTTCCAGAAGGCGGGCGTGAACTACCAGAGCTATCGCAACGGGTTCCTCCGCGACAAGGACGGGATGCTGCTCACCCGGGCAATGCAGGACATGAAACGGTTGCCGGTGTTCGTGGACGAGTCGGCGGGGCTGAGCATCGAGGAGCTGGCGATCCGGGCGCGGCGCATGGTGCGGCAGCAGGGCGTAAAGCTGTTCGTGATCGACTACCTGCAGCTGCTCACCGGCAAGTCGGGCAAGGATTACAGCGATATGAATTCCCGCGTGAGCGACACGAGCGACGGGCTGATGAAGCTGAAGAAGGAGCTGAAGGTGCCCTTCATCGTGCTGGCGCAGGAGAACGCGAACCGCGAGCGCGCGGAGCGGGACCGTCCGCCGGTGCTGAGTGACCTGAAGGATTCGCAGAAGCCGGCGCAGGATGCGGACTGCGTGATGTTCCTGGCGGAGGTGGACCTGTCGCGGGCGAGGCGGGATCTGAACAGCAACGACGAGACGAAGCGGGCGATTGCCGAGGCGCAGCTGGCGTGGATGGACGGCGCGGCGGTGGCGCAGCTGCCGGAGGACATCCGCGGGGACATCGAGGCAAACGTGAAGCGGCAGAATCTCTACGTGTGCAAGCAGCGCAACGGGCCGACGGGGCCGGTGGAGCTGCTGTATGTGAAGCCGTGGATGCGGTTCATGGATGCGCACACGCGGGCGGCGGATGACACGGCGGAGGTGAGGTTTCAGTAGGGAGAATTTGGAAGGCAGGAAAACAGGAAGGAGAACGATATGAGCAAAAGCGACACACCGAGGACAAATGCGAATCTGTGGGCATCAATAAACGGGTGCATCAAAGGGCAGCACGGAGAGCCGTTTGAGCAATGTTATGTCCCGGCGCCCGTTGTGGCCGCCCTCGAAGCTGAGCTAAACGCAGCCAGCAAACAGCGCGACGAGCTGCTAAAGGCGGGGGACAAGATGCTTAACGCCTGGCTGACGCCGGAGGATGAGATGGAATACAGCGAGTGGGTTGCCCTATCTGCTGACGCAACGGCGGGTTGGTATCAAGCCAGGAAGGCTAAGCCATGAGCGAAATCAGCTGTCCACGCTGCGGCGCTCCTTTCTGGCATTACTCTGGAACGAATACCGCTCATTACGAGTGCGGATCAAGCCGGTGGTATGAATCCAAGATGTGCAAATACGCATCAAAGCTGAGCAGACACATCAAGCGGTTGGAGATAGCTGGGGACACGCTCGCCACGCTCACGCTGAGGAATGGGCGGAGCCACGAGCAATGGCACGAGGCCAAGAATTCTTTGCCTTCCTCCGTTTCCTCCGTTCCCTCCTGTGCTTGAAAACCTATGACCGTGATTGATGGGCAGCGGTGGGGGCGGGTGCCGGAGAACCAGTTTCCGGTCAGGACGGTGCTGATCGCGTGGCGCAAGGGCGACGCAGACCGGGTGCGCGCCCATGTGCAGCGGCAGATTCCCTACAACCTGAGCGTTTCAAAATGGGTGAGCGACCGCGAGGGGGCGTATCACGAGGCGTATGTGGCCGAACCACTGGAACGGTTGCACAACGAGGCGGCGCTGGACCTGATCTGCTGGCAGCGGCAGGAGCCGCGGGCGCGGCAGGTGCTGGAGTGGCTGAAACGGTGGGAGGAACAGGTGACGGCGTTTGAGCAGCAGCAAACAACGAAGGGCACAAAGGGAACGAAGAACGCATGAGTGAGACCTACGACAACGAGAAGCGGTTTGTGCTGTTCCGGCAGGACAAGCAGGGGAATCCCAAGCGGCCGGATTACCGGGGCAACATCGTGCTGCACGGGGCGCGGTATTACCTGAGCGGATGGATCCGCGAAGACAAGCAGGGGCGCAAGTTCCTGAGCGGAACGGTGGAGCCGGAGCGCGATCATCAGGCGCCGGCCGGCACGCGGGCGCCGGTGGAAACTGCGCCGCCGGCAACAGAGCAGGATGACGTGCCGTTTTGAGCCATGACGATGTTTGACCAGGAGCCGGGGCATCCGCTGTTTCCGTTGCCGACGGAGCGGCAGGCGCTGGCCATCGTGAAGAATCACGGGCCACGCGGGCTGGCGCAGTTCCTGGGCATGCGCCGGCAGGCCATCGCGGACGCGGAGCGGGATCCGCTCCAGTTCCTGCCACCCATGAAGTCGTGGCGCCTCACCCGCCGGGTGGTGCGGCGGCATCGGCCGAAGCTGCTGGTGCTGCTCGGGGGCAACCGTTCGGGCAAGTCGTTCTACTGCGCGTATCACCTGGTGCTGGAGATGCTGGCGCAGGACGGGAACAGCGACGCGCGGTTTCTCGTGGGCTCGGAGACGGAGCGGAGCAGCATCGAGACGGCCCAGCAGCTGGTATGGCGGTTTCTGCCGCCGTCGTTGAAGGGGTTGAACGGGCGGCGGGATCCGCGCCGGGTGTTCAGCATCAGCTACGATCCGAAGAACGGGTTTGCGGACCGCATCCTGGTGCTGCCGAGCGGGGTGAAGCTGCTGTTCGCGACGTATCGCGGCGACCCGGCGGAGTTCGAGGGGTTCGAGTTCGGGGCGCGGGAGGGTTACGGGCCGGCGTGGTGGCTGGACGAGAATGCGCCGATCCCGTGGCTGAACATGCTGCGGCGTCGCGGTGAGTATCGGCCGGGTTACGGGCTGTGGAGCTTCACGCCGATCAACGGAATCACGCCGGCGATCAAGGAGACGGTGGGCACGGGCAAAATCCTGCGCAGCAAGGTCGCGCAGATCCTGCCGCAGAACCAGGTGCTGGTGGAGGGGTGCCGGCCGGGCCGGGTGCCGCTGGTGCAGGCGGGCGGCGAGGCGCGGACGCGGATCGTCTACTTCCATTCGGACATGACGGTGTTCGGCAGCAACGGGGAGACTTACGGCCAGCAGGTGGCGCGGGCGGTGGCGGGCAAGCCGCGGGATTACGTGCTGCGGATCTTCTACGGCTACACGCGGGACGTGATGGGGCTGCAGTTCCCGACGTTCAACCGCAACGCGCACGTGGTGCCGGAGCGGGCGCTGCCGGCGGAGGGGACGAACTACCTGTTCATCGACCCGGCCGGGGCGCGCAACTGGTTCCTGCTGTATGTGCGGGTGGCGCCGGGGAATCCGCGCCGGCTCTACGTGTGGCGGGACTGGCCGGATTGCCAGACGTATGGCGAATGGGCGGTGCCGACGGAGCGCAAGGTGACGCAGGATTCGCGGCATGGCTGGGACGGCGATCCGGGGCCGGCGCAGATGAACCTGGGCTATGGCGTGACGCGCTACAAGCGGCTGCTGCAGGAGCTGGAGACGATCCCGCTGGAGCTGGGCGCGGACGGGGACTGGAAGGCGCAGGATCCGATGGCCAGAAGGCTGTTGGATGAAGCCATGAAGAAAGTGGGAAGTGGGAAGTGGGAAGTGGGAAGGAAGTGGACGCGGGAGGAAGTGGCGGAAGCGCGGAAGCGTGGGGTGGTGGTGCGGTATCCGATTCATTTGCGGAAGATTGACCCGCGGGCGGCGATGAATCCGCAGGCGGCGGAGAAGGGCGGGACGAACCTGATCGAGATGTTCGCGGCGCGGCAGGAGGAGCGGGGCCAGGTGTTCGAGGGGATGGAGCTGATCCCGGCCTACACGGGGCGCGGCGATGACAACGGGGTGGCGGCGGTGCATGACCTGCTGGCCTACGACGAGCAGCAGCCGGTGTGCGCGGTGGTGAACGAGCCGCGGCTGTATGTGAGCGAACGGGCGCAGCAGGTGATCTGGATGTTCGAGAATTTCACGGGGCGCGGCGGGGAGGACGGGGCCTGCAAGGACCCGGCGGACCTGGTGCGCTACGTGGCGCAGGACGACGAGCTGATCCACGTGACGCCGGGAATGTTCCGCGGGCGGGCGGGGTTTGCGTATTAGGCAATCTGGAAGGCAGGAAAACAGGAAAGGAACCGATGAACAGACCAAACAGTGATACGATGGCGAAGGCAATTATCACGGCGCTGGAGGCGGAAACCAAACGAATCGTGGAGGAGGAGGCCAAGGCTGCCGGAGAGCGAACAGAACAAAGGGTGCGGGCAATGGCCGGGCAGATAGCGACCCGCGTGGCAACAATGGTGAGCTTTGAGCCGGGCATGCAGCATATCACCATCAAGGTTCACCTGCCGGGCTGTGAACAGAAAGGCGCCGGTGAGCACTGAAATCACAAGGAAGGCGTGGGTGAATTTGCCGGCGTGGGTGCCGCTGTCGGTGGTGGTGCGGTTCACCGGGCTGCGCAAGGAGTCGGTGCGGGTGCTGGTCGAGACGGGCCGGCTGCGCACGCTGAAGGTGCCACCCACCGGGAAGCTGCAGCGGTATAACAAATTCGACCTGGGAGACCTGTGCGGGTTTCAGGGGTGACGCTGAACAATCAGGAAACGAAGGGCGCAACAATGAACATGGAGACCAGGTTTAGCTGTTTTGATGTGACGCAGGAATCGTGGGCGCAAGAGGACGGTTTGCGGCGGCCGGGTGGGGCGGAAACATGCTGTGAGCGTTCCCGGTTTAGTGGTGACCGTGCGCCAGAGGATCAAATCCGCTTTTTGAATGCAGAACTGAGGCAGGCCCGCCGCACAATTGACATTCTGAAACTCAAGGCGGTGACACCGCTTTCTTTTACCGGCATCGGTGGGTTTCAAGCAATGGTGTCGCCACCGCCTCGTCCAAAGAAGGTGCGCCCGGCGGCATCGGTTGATGAAATCGAGTCGCTAAAGCGGCGGCTTAAAAATGAGCAGGCCAAAAACAAGGAACTGGAAGACAAGGCACTGAAGTATTACGGGCGATTTCTGGACTTGGAGGACAAGTGCCACCAACTGCAAAAGCAGACCGACGATCTAACGGCGCAGCTGCACAAGGAACAGGCTGAGCTGCGGCTTCACAATACAAATGGCCCGCTGTTTCTGGAGGAGTGGCTTAACCAGCAGCGCGAAGATAGGGATGAGTTGGCCAGGATCGCGGCCTTGGATGTGATTCAAACGCTGGCCTACAATCGCGGACGGTTCAGGATCAGCGGCCAAAGACCTGGGCTCATTCAGGTGGAAACGGGTGGGGTTGCGGGTCAGTTTCAAACGCTGCACGCCGCCCTGGTCTGGTTGGCGGCGCGGATGAAGGAGGCTTGCCAGCAGAAGCGGTATGCGTAACGTCCCGAAAGACCTTGCCGGAGTCGGGGCCGCCAGATGCCGCAGCAGCGCAAGGCCATGACATCATCCGACACGGACGAGCAGGATTCCCTGGTGCTCGACCCGGACCAGCCCAGGCTGGCCGATCTGACCCAGACGTTCAAACGGTGCAGCCCGAGCGGCGGCGCCTTCAACCGCCTTTATGACGCGGAGCGCATCCGCTTCGCGCTGTGGGAAAACCAGACGCGCGACTGCCGCAAGGCGAGCAGCGGCAACGCCAAGGCGCAGCCGTGGGAGGGCGCCAGCGACCAGCGGGTATTGCTGGCCGACGACATCATCAACGACGACGTGGACGTGCTGGTGAACGCCTTCTGGCGTTCGCTCACCAAGGCGGAGGGCACGCAGCTGCGCGACGCCGCCGCCGCGGCCGTGGCCAGCCGCATGATCTACTGGATGGTGCGCAACCGCCTGAACGAAACCTTGCAGCGCGAGGTGGAGCTGGCCGCGCAATACCAGCGGACCTACGGCTGGACGGTGGTGCAGGTGGGCTGGGACCGCCGGCTGGGCAAGCGCAAGGTGAAGCTGTCGATCAACGAGGCGCTGAGCCTGGCGCCGGACCTGGCGCTGGTGATCGCCGATCCCCTGGAGGTGGACACCGCGGCCGAGATGGTGCGCATGGTGTTCGCGCAGCGCGTGCAGGTGGAGCTGGAGGGCGTGGAGCTGGAGCGGTTGCCCGAACTGTCGCGGGCCGAGGCGAAGCGCCTGGTGCGCGAGCTGGCGACTACGGGCACGGTGGAGCTGCACGTGCCGGCGCTGATGCGCAACCAGCCGAGCATCCGGGCGCTGCAACCGTGGCGCGACGTGTTCATCCCCGACGAGCAGGGCGACACGACTTCCGGCCAGGTGTTCGTGCGCGAGCGGCTGACGGAGGACGACCTGCGCGCCCGCGAATACACCGACGGCTGGAACCACGAATGGATCGAGCAGGCGTGGGCCAGCCGCGGCAAGTATTCGACGTGGACGGACGAGGCTGACAAGGGCCGGGCCCGGGTCCATGAGACGGATTACGTGGCGGACACGGAGGACGGCGTGAACCTGGTGGAGGTGGTGACGGCCTACACCACGCGGCTCGACGAGTTCGGCGTGCCGGGCGTTTACGTGACGGTGTTCTCGCCGCACTTCGACCGCCTGCCGGATTCGGAGGAGGAGCTGTGCGCGAAGCACGGGCTCTGCGACTTCAAGCACGGCAAGATGCCCTTCGCCGCCAGCGCGGCCGAGTGGTGGTGCCGCAGCCTGACGGCGAGCCGCGGCGTGCCGGAACGGGTGTTCCCGCAGCAGCGGTCCGTGAAGGTGCAGCAGGACGCGCTGATTGACCGCACTTCCCTGACCACGCTGCCGCCCCGCCTGGTCCCGAGCCGCATGATGGACGAGCAGGACGTGTTTGGGCCCGCCTCGCGGATCCCCACGCTGCGCGGCGAGGAACCGCGGTTCATGGAGCTGCCGGGCCACGACGGCGTGGCGGAGAGCATCATCCGGCTGGAGCTGGAGATTGCGGACCAGCGGTTTGGGCGGATGACGCCCAACGCGGCGCCGGCCCGGGTGCAGATGAAGCAGCAGCGCATGGTGAGCAATTACCTGAGCCTGTGGAACGAGGTTTTCCAGCAAATGTGGGCGCTGATGCAGCAGTATCTCACGCCAACGGAATGGGAGGCGGTGGCGGGCGTGCCCAAGCCGCCGTTGACCGCGGCGCTGATCGCCGGGGAGACGGGCATCATCCTGCAGACGGACGTGCGCGACCAGGACATGGACTTCTCGGTGAAGAAGCTGCAGGCGATTTCGCAGTTCGTGGTGCCTGAGGATGCCGCGGGCGTCATCGACAAGACGCAGCTGGTGCGGATGAAGCTGATGGCGATTGACCCGCTGCTGGGCCAGTCGCTGCTGGTGAGCGACGCGAGCGCGAGCCAGAAGCTGCAGGAACAGGTGAACGCGGACATCGCGGCCATGTTCCTGGGCAACCCGCCGCGGCTGGTGGAGAAGGACCCGACCGCGGGCGGCCAGCTGACGTTTGCGCAGCAGATCATCGGCGCAAATCCGTTCTACCAGAAGGAGCTGGTGAGCAATCCCGAGGGCCGGTTTGCCCAGGCCATGCAGACGTGGGCGCAGAACCGGCAGCAGAGCGTGATGCAGCAGCAGAACAAGATGGTGGGCCGGCTGGGCGTGCAGCCGATGGAGGGCGCAGCATGACGCTGGAACAGGCCAAGAAGGTGTTGCGGTCGGTGCCGGACGGCGACGACACGCTGGCGGCGGTGCTGACGGTGATCCGGGCCCGCCGCGCGGAGAGCATGGAGCGGCACAAGCTGCCGCCCAAGCTGCTGTCGGCCGATGACCGGCAATTCGAGAGCGGGGCGTTCACGGCCCTGGACGACCTGGGCGCGGAGTTTCAGGCGCTGCAGGCGGAGACGAAGGTGGTCAAGCCGGCTCCAAAAGGCTGACCGGCTCATCAAAATTGGGACGAACTGGGACGAGAAGGGACAGGTGGGCAGCCTGTCCCTTCCGCTTTTGCGGGGCCTGTGATTCATGGGGGTCAGGTTCGGCGCAAGCCGGGCCCAAGCGCGGTCTGGCGGCCCCGCTTCATTCCGGCGCCCGGCGGTCGAGTGACCGCCGGGTGTCACTCCGGGATGCCCCACGCCTGATTCTGCGGTCTGTCGCCGCAGCCAACAAAATGACTGGACCGAATGGGGCCACCGCCCCCGCCGCCTCCGCGGCAGCGCCGGTGAACGGAGCGCAACCCGCGCCCATGACCGAACAGCAGGTGGAGACCAGCCTGGTGCAGGATCTCGAACGCCTGTTCGGCGAACCCGAAGCCGCGAGTGCGGCGGCGGACCAAACCAACGATCTTTCAAATCAGGCAGGCGAGGGCGACGCCCTGGAAACGCCTGCTCAAACTGACTCAGAAACGGAAGCGGAAGCGCCGAGCGCAGACGCGGAGATGGGAGACGCGGAGACGGACGGCGAGGAGGAAGCTCCGAAGACGGTGCCGTATCGGCGGCTGGCCAAGGAGATCGCGAAGCGCAAGGCGCTGGAGGAGCGGTTGGAAGCCCTGGAGGCGAAGGCGGAGACCAAGGCGGAAGCCGCGGAACCCGCGGCGCCGGTCGGGCCGACCGATGACCCGGAAGTGAAGCCGCACCGCGAGCGGGAAACCAAGCTGACCGCGGAGCTGACCGCCGTGCGCGACCTCAAGGCGCTGCTGAAGACCAAGCCGGACCTCGTGGCGGAGCAGATCCGCAAGGTGGACCCGCAGGTGGACAGCGACGAGCAGAGTCTGCGCGACTGGCTGGACAACTACGCGGACCAGCAGCGGGACCGGTTGGCGGAAACCAAGGCGCAGCGGGTGGCGGCCGAACAGGCGGCCACGATGCGGCGCCAGCAGCAGGAGGCCGCGGCCCGCACGGAGGCGAAGCAGCAGGTGGACGCCGTGGCGCCCTGGGTAAAGGCCAGCGCGAACGTGGTCAACCAGCTGCGCGAAGCCGAGGCCGAGGGCGACACCGCCGCGGTGGCCGAGCTGAAGCGCAAGGTGGATCCCCGCTGGGCGACGTTCGCCCGCTACATGGCGCACCCGGACATCCAGCGGCATCCGCTGGGGCTCAAGGTGGCGGCCGGACTGGCGGAACTCGACCACCGGCTGGCGCTGGCGCAGGCCAAGCCCGCCGCCCCGGCCGGCAAGCCCACGGTGCGCCCCGCCACGCAGGCCCCGCACGCCGCCCCCCGCAAGACCGGCCAGCCGGCCGACCGCCGGCAGGCGGCCCTGAAGCAGTTTGAGCAGGCACCCACGGAGGAAGCCCTGCTTGCGGCGCTGGACTACTAGCCCGGCGCACGACGGAAACACATCACATGGCACAACTACTCGCCACCCAAGTTGGCGGCAATGATACCAGCAGCTACGGCGACCGCCGCGCGCTGCTCGACAAGGTGCTGATTCTCGACGGCAAGGAGACGCCGTTCGTCAGCACCGTGAAGAAGACCGGCATCGGCACCCCCTCGTCCCTGGTGGACGAATGGCCGTTCGACCTCGAAGAACCCGTGCAGGACCTCGCCACGATTGACGGCGATCCGGCCGGCGGCGCGGAGAACGCGCAGAGCGAATACGTGGTCGTGGCGGGCCGGCTGCAGTTCAACCGGACCGTCAAGGGCGTGTCGCCCCTGGCCGAGATCCAGAACCAGGCGGGCATCAAGTCCAAGAAGGCGTATGCGCGCATGAAGGCTCTGCGCCAGCTGAACTACTGCCTCGAAGCCCTCTATCTCTCCGAGCAGGAGGTGCAGGTGGGTTCCGCGGTGCTGCCCAACAAGCTGCGCGGCGTCGGCGGCTGGCTGGCCACGAGCATCGCGACCAGCGGTTACTCGGTGGCCGCCGATTTCCTGCCGAACTCCTCGCAGGTCCTCACCACGGCGACCGCCAGCACCACGGCGGACACCCTGAACGGCGCGATGGGCGCCACCTGGGAGCGCGGCGGGGCCAAGCTGAGCGAGCCCTACATGGGCCTGTGCGGCCGGCTGTTCAAGCAGCAGATCAGCACGCTCACCGGCTACGCCAGCGGCACCAACGCCTACCGCGTGACCAACAACTACAACGCGGACCTCTCGGCCCGCATCCTGTGGCAGACCATCGACACCTTCATCGGCGACTGGGGCAAGCTGGAGCTGGTGCCGAGCCTGTTCCTGGCGCACACCGCGCTGGGCGGCACGTCGGCCAAGATGAGCCGCTTCTGCTACGGCCTGAAGATGAGCACCTGGGAGGCGCTCGACGGCAACATCGAGACCGAGAAGGAACTCGCTTACGACGGCTCCGGCTGGAGTGCGGAGTTCAAGAACCTGGTGGGCCTGCGCTGCCTGCACCCGAAGGCGAACTTCGCGATCAAGGCGACCTCGTAATCCACCCGGCAACCGCAACCACTACCAGGAGACACTCACATGCCTACCGTAATTCCCCTGAGCACCATCGACAGCCGGCTGACGATGGGCGCCACGCACCTTGTCAAGGTGCCTTACACCGACCTCACCGACACCGCCGGCACGGCGAAGACGCTGGACCTGATGACCAGCATCCCGGCCAACACGCTGTTCCGCTACGTCGGCCACGTCCTCGTGACCGACTTTGCCGGCACGAGCATCACCGAGCTGACC